TTCTAAACCGTAGGTTGCAGGTTCGAGTCCTGCCGGAACCACCAATTAACATGTTCATCATTTTTTTTAAAATCTGCTCACTTTTTTGTTTACAATTGTGAAAAATCGGTGTATAATAATAGCATAATCAAAATTTAAATGAAAGGAAATAATTATGGTTACAGTTAAAATTACATACCCGGATAACACAGTTGAGTATTGGTTCGAGTCTTTATCTAACTTCCATTCGGAGTTAAAAAGACTTCAAAAAATCCATAACAACAAAATCAAATTTGAGTTCATGGACAACCAATTTGATTAATGTGTTAATCATTTTTTTGTTTACTTTTACAAAAAAGTATGGTAGAATATAATTATAATAAAACATTAGGAGAGAGAAATGTTTACAATTGAAATCGAAAGAGAAGCTATAGAGTATTATCTCTATCATTTAGAAAATGAAAAAGGCCTTAAAGGTTTTACAAATAATTTTACACATGACGGCCTCAAAGGTTTAGTTGCTTTTGATATGTTCTGTACTGATAATCCTGACTTTATGCTCGAACTTTGCTGCACATATCTTGATCATACCTCTGGTATAGAAGCTGAATTTCCACAAATGCCGGAGATTGCGTAATGGGATTAACAGCATTAAAAGGTAAAAGACTTAAAAAGAAAGTTGCTAGATCAAGAGCACGTACTGGTTTAGCAGGTGTTCCTATTGATAAAGGTTTTGAAGCAGTCAAAGATTATTTTCATATCAACGTTGATAAAAAAGATTGTATTAGTCAAGTTAAGACATGGGTTAAGAAAAACTTTCCTGAGCCATCTAAATATATTTTAGCGAATCCAGATTACAAATTTAGTATGACACATCATGCAGCTACTGCATTTTGGTATAATACTGAATTAAACAAAACACAAGAATCCGAGAAGGCTGCTAGCTATTTGTCTCATTTATTCGATAGGATGATACCTCTTATCGAAGAAGGCAAAGCTTTATATAATGCCAAAAAGTTGGAGTCAGATAACAATAAGGTTATCACCCTCTCTCCTCAACAACGACTCCAGCAAAAGATCAGTAACACGATAATGCAAGATCTCCTTTCTCTTGAAGACTCGTGGATCGAAGGTGAACAGGCTTCTTTGGACGTCTACCAAGCTTTTGGTAGACATGGTCTAAGTGGTTCAGCCACTATTCCAGTACGTACGGTGGTTGAGGGCTGGTTATTAGATTATGAGGACGCTTATCACAAGCGTTGCGATCAAGCAGTAGAAGGCTATTCTCATTTAAAACGATCAGAACTCAACCGTCGTATTAAAGAATGTCAAGCGATGTTGGCTGACTTAGATAGAATTAAAGCCGCAAGGAAAGCTACTCGAAAAGTTAAAATACCAAAAGTAGTAGCAATTGATAAACAAGTAGCTCGTATGAATTATCAAAAAGAAAATTCTGAGTTTAAGATTGTATCAATTAATCCAATACAGATTGTCGGTAAAGTTCGATTGTTTGTATTCAATACAAAATACAAAGAGCTCTGTTACTATCAAACAGATGCACCAAACGGTTTCCAAGTATCTGGTTCTACGATTAAAAACTTTAATAAGAAAACCAGTATTAAAATTAAACTTCGAAAGCCATTGGAATTCTTACCTATCATTTTGAATAAGACACCAAATCAAATTCAAAAAGAATTAGATGGTTTAAGTACCAAAGGCAAAGAAGCAAATGGACGTATCAATAAAGATACAATATTATTAAGGGTATTTGATAAATGACAATTGAACAAGAGTTTTTAACTAAATCTAAATTCACAGTGCTAATTGAGAAAACAGTCAGTGAATTGAAAATGAGTTATATGGATGCAGTTTTATATCTCTGCGAAAAGAATGATCTTGAACCAGAGGATATGAAAAAGTTTGTCTCACCAATTATACGAGACAAAATCGAAGCCGAGGCAATGGCTCTAAACTTCTTGCCAAAACAAAACACGTTAGATTCTGCTTTTGCAGATTAAACGTATATATAAATGTGTACAACGACGCATGTACGTTGTATAATATTACAGTAACATATTTCAGCAAATACGAGGTAACATATGTCTTTTGCAAATCTAAAACAAAACCGAGATCAAATCTCAAAACTTATCCAAGCAGCAGATCAAGCAGGTGGTGGTGAAAAGAAAAACTACGCCGATGAAAGAATCTGGAAACCAACAGTCGACAAAGCAGGTAATGGTTATGCCCTCCTCAGGTTCCTCCCAGCAGGTGAAGGTCAAGAACTTCCATGGGTTAGATACTGGGACCACGGTTTCAAGGGACCAACAGGTTTATGGTATATCGAAAACAGCCTTACATCTATTGGCCAACCTGATCCTGTTGGTGAACTCAACTCCAAGCTCTGGAACTCAGGCATTGAATCTGATAAAGACCGAGCCAGAGACCAAAAGCGTAGACTCCATTACGTAGTTAATATGCTTGTCTTACAGGATCCATCAAATCCTGCAAATGAAGGTAAGGTATTCCTTTATAAGTTTGGTAAGAAAATCTTCGATAAGATTATGGATTCCATGCAACCAGAATTTGCCGATGAAAAGGCAGTCAATCCATTTGACTTCTGGGAAGGTGCGGACTTCAAACTTAAAATCAGAAATGTTGAAGGTTATCGTAACTATGACAAATCTGAATTTGCATCGCCTAGTGCATTACACGAAGGTGATGATACTAAGTTGGAAGCAGTTTATAATCAACTACACGATTTATCTGAGTTTACTGATCCAAAGAACTATAAAACCTATGATGAGCTTAAAGCAAAGCTAGGTAGAGTTCTTGGTGAAGAAGCAATTGCAGGTGCGCCAACAATGGCACAAACTGCTCAGATGAATGAACCAGCTCCAGCTCCAATTACTCCAACTACGGCAGAAGATGTACCATCTGAAGATGATGATACTATGTCTTATTTTGCGAGATTGGCAAATGAAGAATAAGAACGTTTACCATAACTTTTATTCAGAGGACGGTGCTCGCGAGAGCGTCGTCTTCAAATACCCTAATGATGAAGCTTGGTATGTTGATTGTTATGAACATGGTCATCTGTCACAAACTCGAAAGATGGAAACAGATGGCATACTTCATAGTGAACAGTACGCTGAAGATTGCGCAGAAAATTGGGCACTTAAAATCTTTTAGAATAGACCAGCTCTACTATTACCAAAATTCATACGGCTAAACTGTGGATCATTACCGTCAAAGGGACTTGCACTTTGCATAACCATGGTTTGGCTGTTAGCAGCTTGATTGCCACCGCTGTTTGTAGAATTATCTATATTGTTGACTGTCACTCCACTAGTCGGATTACCATCTGCTAACATACTAACGCTGTCATCACCTCTTGTGCGGGCTCTTTCAACTTTTCGAGCAATTCGATTGCTACTTGCTCTTTCACGTTTAACCGCTTCTGCTTTTTCTTTTGTTTCATCGCCTTGATCAATTTTTAATTCTCTAATTTTATCACCAAGAAATTTTGTTCCTATTACTGGCAAGTTTTCAACAAAAAATGCTATGCCTTCGATTAATCCATTAATCAATCCAGTAATCATCTTTCCAATTAGATCTGAAAAACTAAAGTCATCTAAAAACTTTTCAGCATCTTTAAAGCCAAATTTGCCTAATAGCCATGACACTGCACTTTTCAATAAGTCTAATGGCATACCAATAATAGATTGAAGCAAACCTGTTATTGCACCAGCTAAACCTCCAAGAAATCCATCTTTTTCAAATCCTTCAATAGCTCCTTTAACTGTATCATACGCAGTCATGATTAATGTTATAGGAAAGAAAAGTCTACCTATTACTTTACCAATAGTGCCAAGTACAGTCATAAATTTACTACCTTCTTCAAAAATAGCAAATGCTGACTTGATAGTTTTCATAGCTTTTGAAGCTGCTTCTTGAGCTGTAACAAACGGAGCTTTAATTGTGTTCACAATCTTTGTAATTAAGCTTACGCCATCTTCACCGCCAGTAAAGATAGCTTTGAAAGGTTTGACTAAATCAGCCAAAGGTTCTAATGGAAACATAAACGCGTTTCGAATAAAGGTAACGACTCTTTGAACCATTCTACCTATGCCGGTTTTTGGATCACTCGCGAAGAAATTACGAATAGGTTGTATAGCTGCTTTGATTCCTTTCATAGCGTCATCAAACGCTTTTATTGATCGTGCTTTAAAGCTACTTCCAATTCTTTTTAAATCGTCTCCCATTCTAACAAATGGATCCAATAAAACTGTGAGAGCTTTACCAACATTTGTTCTTAATTTACCAAGGCCAGCTTTTACTAGATCTAATAACTTATCAAGTCTAAATAATTTTGCGTATGCTTTTAAAGAATCAACTAAACCAGAGATGATACCGGCAACAACTGCAATTAAGCCTAACAATAATAGTTTTAATTTGCTATCATCTGGCTTATCTGCACTTGAAGCTACTTCTTGAGTAGCAGCAGCTTGTTGTTCACGCATAGCTTCTAGCAGCTTCATGTTCGAAAGCGCCATTGCTTTTACAAATTGATTTACAATTGTTGTTAACCTATCAACACTTGCAACAATTCTTGAAGCACCGTCCATTTCATTATCATTCGCTACTTTTAGCGTTTGATTTACTTCTGCTAGAGTTGCCATATCTACCTCATTTTTGCCTTAGACATTTCTTGGTCTCTTTTTTGTTTCTCTTCTTTAATGTGGTTGAGAAGTAATGCCACATATATTTCTCTTTCAAATGGTAACATATTCTCTATCTCAGTCAAGCTCCAATTCCAGTGAGTCATTAAATTGAAGTTCATCTTATAGTGGTTCTCAAGATTATCGTGAGATAGAGCTATTATAAAAAATTTTGTAGTCCCTCCACAACCATTTCATTTTTATGTTCACAGTGTTTACACGTAAACTTTGCTGTATGTTTCAACGATGGTATTTCATTAATAA